ATGGCGCTCACCGACCTCAAGGTCCGCACAGCCAAGCCCGCTGAGAAACAACAGAAGCTCTATGACGGCGGCGGACTGCTGCTATTGATAACGCCGGCAGGCGGCAAGCGATGGGTTCTCAAGTACCGCGTCGATGGCAAAGAAAAGAGCCTGGCGCTCGGCACTTATCCGGATGTATCGCTCGCGGAGGCACGCGCTCGCCGCGATAACGCGCGCGAAAAGCTTGCCGCAGGTATCGACCCAGGCGAAGCCAAGAAAGCCGACAAGCGCGCTGCGCAGCTGGCCGCCGCCAGCTCGTTCGAAATCGTCGCGCGCGAATGGTTTGAAACTCAGCGTGGCGGGTGGTCCGAGGTGTACGCAAGCAAGGTCATCAACTGCCTCGAAGTCGACGTGTTTCCTCGACTCGGCGCCCGCCCTATCTCGAGCATCGATGCTCCAGAACTGCTGGCGATCGTCCGCACCGTCGAATCGCGCGGGGTGCGCGAGACGGCCAAGCGGGTGCTACAGCGTTCGCGTGCCGTTTTTCAGTACGGCATCATGACCGGCCGCTGTACTCGAAACCCGGCAGCCGACATCGACGCGGAAACGGTATTGAAGAAGAGCGCCGGCGTACAGCATATGGCGCGAGTGAAAGCGACCGAGATCCCGCAACTCATGCGCGACATCGAGGAATATTCAGGCGATCTGGTCACGCGGCTCGCCTTACGGTTCATGGCGCTAACGTTCGTGCGGACAAAAGAAATGATCCAGGCCGAGTGGCCAGAGATCAATGTCGATGCAGCTGAATGGCGCGTGCCCGCCGATCGCATGAAGATGCGCGATCCACACATCGTCCCGCTTTCCCGGCAGGCAATTGACGTTCTGACACAGTTGCACGCGATCAACGGCCAGCAGCGTTTCGTCTTCTATAGCGTACAGGGCCGAAGTCATATCTCGAACAACACGATGCTGTATGCCCTGTATCGGATGGGCTACAAGTCGCGGATGACCGGACACGGCTTCCGCGGCCTTGCCGCGACAGCGCTACGTGAACTGGGATACAGCCGCGACGTTGTCGAGCGTCAGATGGCGCACGCTGAACGCAACCAGGTCACGGCCGCCTACGTCCACGCCGAGTATCTACCAGAGCGTCGAAAGATGATGCAGCACTGGGCCGACTACCTCGACGAACTGAAGGCAGGTGCAAAGGTACTGCCCTTCACATCATCCAATGGATGATTGCGATTTCTGCGCAAGAACAGGGCATCGCGGATTTCCGGGGGCATGGGATCGACACAACAAACATGCTCTTTCAGCGCGGCTCACTCTTCTCGAACGCATGTGCGTAAGCGCGAATCTCGGCGAATAGCTTTTCAGCACCGAAAGCCTTCGCGGCTATGCCAAAGGACAAAATACCGCGATATATGTAGTTCCAGAGGTCATCGGCGTGGTCGCGCCACAGCGGAGATTGACGCATTCCTGCCATGTGAAACCGGGCAGGCTCACCACCATACATCTCCATTAGATGAGGTGACGCGCCGTGGACGTAGCCGGAATAAGCCTTGTGGATGGTCTGCATCGTCGCGGATGCAGTGCTTGGGTCCAGCCCCGCAGCCGGGCTTTGGGCTAGGTACGCATGGATCCGGCCTCTAGGAATATTGCCACGCCTGATCCTCGTTTGAACCGGCCGGGCTGGATCCTCAAACTCTTCTTGATAAAAGTCTTCGAGAAACTTCCTATGCAGATCTTTCTCGCCAAACACCATCCCAAGAGAAAGAAAGCTTATGTCTTCTTCTGCTTCGTCAATCATTCGATGCATAGCTGCCTGTTCGCCGATGAACCCATGCGCAAGGAGCAGCCTCGCCGCCCTAAGCGAGCTAACTACCCGGGCCATCTTCTGCACGATCGCCTCAGCGGCACCTTTCTCGGAAAAGCGAAAACCGATGGCAATGTCGCCGACGGTAACCATCTCCGGACGGGAAAGGCGCGCGGCGAGGTCATGGACTGTGCGCTCCATATTTCCGATTGCTTGATCATACAGTTCGTCACGTGTCATCTCGTAAGGCTCCAGGCCAAATACGGACTATGGACTCGAAAGTGGGTGTTCGTCTTGAGCGCGCCTTAAGATCCCCACGCCGACCGAGGACGTTCGAGCCAGGGAAGCCACAAAGCGCTACAGATAGAGAAAAGGGGCAGTACTATCGATAGATCTCATTTAATTGATGTGCAACGCGACTCTCTGGATCAATATTTTCATAAGTGGATCCATTGAAGAACGCCGAGATATCAAAATAGATTTTCTTCTTCCGACCGTCTGGAAATGACAAATCCATAACATCGAATCGTATTTTTTCTGATTCATTCTCCGACGTCTCCGCCAACTTCAAACGATCCAACGTTGTTAAACTCTGTCGCTCCAACGTAGCATCAGGGTATCGGGTGTGAATCCATTCATGTTCAGATGCAACGCCCAAGAAATGCTGGTTGGTGTTGACTTTGACAATATCGTGCTCCTTGCTGCGGACAAACTCAGTGAACGTCACTCGCTCCTCTCCAACATTGAGCGTTATCTCTCCGTGCAGCCTCCTTGCATCATTTTCCTTGGCTGTCGATACTGCTTCATGATGGTCACGACTACGGTGCAAATATATAGCGATTGCAGCGAAGACCAAGGCAGCCACGGCCGAAGCAACGGCGAGCATGGTGTCCTTAACGGAAATGAAATACCACAATGCGCCCGTGGCAAATATTCCCGCGACGAACCAAACCAACTGCAACAGCCAATCCGGTGCCTTTTTATTCACGGCGTCTCCTTTGAAGATACGTTAATCCCGACTTAGCCTCAAAGGATTGTATCTCGTCCCAAATCCAACCAGCAAACCAGCAAACCAGTTGTTGGTGAAATGCAGTCGCTCAAGTGCGTTGCATCGACCGATTGAATTCGCCGTCGGTTTGAGACGGCCCGCCTTCCGTGACATGCGTTCGAGGCAACGCCTCAGCACACTGACCGTCGTAGACGAGCATTATCCCGGTGTCACGATGCCATACCTGTACAAAAAAACAGTATGTCGATCTACAATCAATGACCACGGTTGCCAACTGACGGCATCCCAAAAGTCAAACCGCGCCTAGCTCGACGGGGCGAAAGCCGGGTGCCCTACCCGGTTGGCGCGGTTCCTAAAACAGGGCTTCGCTACCGGGCTAGCAATGCGGGAGTTGGGTTCATTTAAGCGATGGTTCACCGTCGCGCAGGCAGCATCAGTCTTGCGAGAATCGTTCGGCGAAGACATCACGGAGATCGATGTCCTCGACCGCGTGTATGCGGGAGAGATCGCAGTGTGGTGGGACGCGACCGGACGATACGCAATGCCCATTGCCAGGGGTAGCCACTGCTTCGGCATACATCCGGATCAAACGATGCTCGCGCAACGACGCAAGATTTCTCCAGCTCAGCGGGAATTCTGGTCGCCACTTTCCGATCATGTTCGCTTGCTTGACGGCTTTCACCGTATTGCCGTCAACGCGAGGAAGGACCGCCAAGAAATCTTCGACGGCGATCGGTTAGGAAAAATTGAATTCGCGGACGGAATCCTACTGCTCGATCAAGACAACGACTCTCTGTTGCAGGTATTTCGAAGGATGCCTTCTCGGCCGGCAGGGTCAAACAAAGCACGGGATTTCATCGTCGATTTGGAGTTTCCCTCTCCGGATACGTTTCGAATCGGTAGCGCCGATCTCCGCAATCTGTTGAACGATGACCGCACCGGCACTGGCGCTTCTGCACCGTCCGATCTTGGAGATCGAGAGCGCGCGTCCCTTCACAAGCAAATCGGCGCTCTCGCTCTTGCTCTAGCGAGCGCATCGAATCGCTATAGGAAGGGGGACGATCCAAACTCGTCAAGAATTGCCGACGCTGTCACGGAAATTCTCGACGCCCTGCCAGATGCCAAGCGACAAGGCACGGGATCGTCATCGATCAGGGCCAGTATCAAGGCGGGCCTTGACCTGCTCAGCGAAGCTTGATCGATTTGCCAACTGGCACTGAGTTTTGCCAGCTGGCACCCGCATCGGGCGCAACATATTTAACTGCTGCCATGTTCAACAACCTTGTACGAGGTTTACCGCATGGCTGCCAATACAACTTCCGCACAACCGAGCGCCCAACCGCTCACCGCCTCACCCCAGGCGTTGCCGCTCGACGGATACTCGCGCTGGCAGAATCTCAAAACGTTCGTGCCACTCTCGCGCGAGTCGATCAGGCTGCGTGAAATCGCCGGTCGTTTTCCGCGGCGCGTTCAGCTCGGCTCGCAGCGTTGTATTGCATGGCCGAACCGCGAGATTCACCGCTGGCTCTCCGATCCCGCAAACTACCGTGCGGAGGTCTGAGCCATGCAAACAAAAAAAATGGCCGACCCGCAGGCCAGCCAAGACAAAAAGAATCTCAATTCGAACGCAAATGTTAACACGCAACTCGTGGGGGCTGCCGACCAGCTCACCATGTCGAGCCGGGAGATTGCGGATCTCGTTGATTCGCGGCACGACGACGTTAAACGCTCAATCGCCCGCCTCGCTGATCGGGGCGTCATCCAACTCCCGCCAATGGCGGAAGTTAAAAATCATCTTGGACAGACTGTCGCTGAGTATCGGGTCGGCAAACGCGACAGCTATGTGATTGTCGCGCAGCTCTCTCCGGAGTTCACCGCGCGCTTGGTTGATCGCTGGCAGGAACTCGAAGCGCGCACATCGGCGGTGGCATTCACGATCCCGCAAAACCTCCCGGACGCTTTGCGCTTGGCCGCTGATCTGGCAGACGAACGCGACCAGCTCAAGGCCGAAGTTCAGTTGGCCGCGCCCAAAGCAAAGGCACTCGACCGGCTCAGCGCCGCCGATGGCTCGCTGTGCATCACCGATGCCGCAAAGAGTCTCAAGGTTCAGCCGAAAGCCCTCTTTCGCTGGCTGTCGCTGCACGACTGGATCTATCGCCGCGGCGTCGCATGGGTCGCGCACCAGGTCGCGCTCGATCGCGGCATGATGGAACACCGCGTGACGACGATCCACCGGGACGACGGCACCGAGAAAGCTACAACGCAGGCCCGCGTGACGGCGAAGGGACTGACGGTGCTCGCAACAAAGCTGGGCGAAGGGAGGGCTGCTTGATGCGCCCCTTCAAAAAAACCTTGCAGCCCGTAAACCGGCGCGCGTATACTTTCCACGTGGCTGAGACAACAGCCACCCGGATTGGCGTCCGGCAATTGTTGGCGGACGACCGCCGTAGCGCGGTTTTTTTACGTCCGTACGCCTTCGCGCACCTTTTCTATGGGTGGGCCTTGGCGGGGGAGCGCTTGCGCTCGCCGGTGCCAACGTTCCGGTACGCCAACCCCGTCATGTGCCCGCCCACCCCGATTGGCGTCGGGAAGCGGGCTTTCAACACCAACGTTGGAGGCCGCAATGCGTGCTAACGCCCCTGCTCGTCCTGAGCAATCGCAACTTCCCCCGTCGTATTCCGAAATCATCAATCGCGCACTGCGCGAAGCCGCGCTCGCGCCGACCGTATTTGATGCGCTCGACATTTGCGGCGCCGTGATGGCCCAGCTCGCTGAACTCTGCCGCCAAGCGGAGGTGTCGCATGGATAAGCTCCTGATCGACGATCAAGCGCTGGAAGACCTTGGCGGCAAGCTCCGGCAGCTTGAAGAGCTGTTCAACGTGATCCAAGGCGAGGAAAAAGTCTCGATGCGCGCGTGCGTGATGTGCGACATCGGCCGTGAAGTGGCGCAACGCACCGCGATCGAGCTGAGAGAATTGTGCGCGGTGGCCCGTGAGGAGGTGCGCCATGCGTAACGCGAACCTCGAAATGATTCACTGCAAAACGCTCCAGCTCGAAGCGATGGTGTCAATGCTTCGCGTGATGGCCAGTGGCCGCGTCAGCGAACTGTGCCCGGATATTGTCGGCAACTATGCGTGGCTGATGAGCGACCTCATCGACCAGATCAGATGCGGCATTGACGCGGTGTCGGGGGTGTCGGCATGAGCAAGGCCACAACGAAGCCAAGTCCCGAGCTCGCCCTCGTCGAAACCCTGCTCGACTGCGGATCCGCTGCTCATTGCATCAAGTGGCTTTTCGAGAAGTACGACGATGGCGAGCACGAATGGTCCATCGAGACGATTCGCCTACTCACGTCGGTACTCAGAACCAAGCTGAGCGATGCGCTGGAAACGGCCGAATCAATCGAAGCGGAGGCACGCCATGCTTGATAGGCGACCTGACGCCGCCGGCCTGCTGTCGTTCTTTTACGGTCGCTTCGACATGAAATCCGCCTCGACCGAAGAACTCGAATTTCTCTCGTCCGCAACAGCTCCCGATGAGGCCAGCGCCTTGCGCGATACGCTCGACGGAATCGCAAACTTTGTTGCCGAGGACTTGAGGAAGGAGCGCGGGAAACGCGTCGGCTGTTTCCAAGAAAGCACCGTGCCCTCCCTCCTGTGGAGCATTGCCCGACAGGTGGATGCGATCGGACAGATGGCCTTCATCGCGAGCGAGGCCGATTATGAATTGCGCGACCGGGCCGTACGCGTCGCAACGGATTCTTCGCGGCGACATGCCCCTAAGCAGTCCTCACAAGGCACGGGAGACGCATGAGTACATACGATAATGATCGCACCGTGTTGGAGGTACAGAAAAACGCCACGCAGCGTATCCGCATCGCCCACCACTGGCACCTGGGCCGGCGGTATGTCGACGTGCGCCTGATGGTCGTCGACCGGGTCGGCGACTTCGTTCCGACCCGGCAGGGAATCAGCATCCGGCCCGAACTGCTCGCCCAGATCATTCAAGGTCTAATGCTGGCCGCGCGGGAGGGCTGATGGCAAAGAAGGCGTGGTCCGATCCCCTCGGGCCGCACGTTCGAATCTATCATTCGCTGCTGAATACTCCGGCATGGCGGGTTCTCGGCCCGTCTGCTGTCAAGCTATACATAGACATGCGGATGACGCTCAACGGTTCGAACAACGGCAGCATTGGGGCTTCCCTGTCGCTGATGAAGCATAAAGGATGGAAGGCCAGCGCAACGCTCGCAAAGGCGCTGTACGAGTTGCGTGCGCTCGGTTTCATCGCCGTGACCATCGAGGGCGGTCTACGGCAGGGGACGCGCGTGCCGTCGCTCTATCGCTTCACGGATGTGGAGGTGTACGAGCAACCGAAAACCGGCGTGCAAGCAGTCAAAGCGACTCACGACTATCGGCGCTTCGAGTCGGTACGCGACGCCGAGCGCGAACTTGTGGCGGGGCTGGAAAAATTGCAGGAGGCGGGCAGAAAGAAGCAGCAGACGAAGAAAAAATCCCCTGTTCAGAAACTGAACCCGTCCAGTTCAGAAAGTGAACCCGAGGCGCAGAATTTCCAGTACAGAAACTGAACAGGGAAGCGCCTTTCCAGTACAGAAACTGAACAGGGAGCAAAAGTGCCCGAAATGCCCGCCTATCAAGGGTTTTCGGGCATTTCTATGTCGTTTTTTGCCGCTTCCCTCCGTGTTCAGAAACTGAACTCTTTTATAGTATTGCCATACCTATGCGCTGAATCTGTGCTGCTGGCAGGCAAATGAATTCCTGCTGATCGGGTGATTCATGGAGTTATCCACAAGGGAGCCCGCGCAGTTCGAAAAGGGTGCAAAAACGGCACCCTTTCAGGCGAAATCGGGACTGTTTAGATCGACGGAAATTTGGCTCGATCTTCATAAAGCCCTTTGTTTACATAGCTCCGAGCCGTATTGAGTATTCGGCCTACGTCGCCAAAGGGTGCAATCCAGCGCACCGGAAAGGGTGCAATATTCGACACCCTCCAAATCTCCCCCTCTCCCCCGGTAAGGCTCACTTACCCCCCGGTAAATGCCGCCACGCTTCGCTGAAACGTTACGGTAACGTTCCCCCTCCTCTCCGCCTCGCCTGTTGTAAACGTCCGTGATGTGACTGATAATTGCTTGAAACCAATAATTTGAGCAATTTAATGCTATTCAGAGACATGCCTCTGGCTGCTGCTGCGCAGAAGTCCGAGCACTGCCCTATCGAGCAGACTGATGCGACTGTCGCGCACGCGCTGGCCGCGCGCGGCGAGTTGGAGCGAATCCTGTACTGCTGGGTCAGCGCGGGCACGATGCGCACGCAGCCGTCACGACGATTCCTGCCGCTGTCTCCGCCGAGGTCGACGCGATGAGCGCACGTGTCCAACTGCGCACGCGTGGCAGCAAGTGGATGAAGATCCGCGCCCGCATCCTTCAGCGCGACCCGATCTGCGTGCTATGTGCTGAACAGGACGTTGTGCGCGAGTCGGTTGTCGTGGACCACATCAAGCCGCTCGAGCATGGCGGCACCGATGCCGACGACAACCTCCGCGGATTGTGTACCGATCATCACGACCAGGTGACGCGCCAGCAGTTCGGCCATCGGGAGCGGCGCAAGGCGTTCGGTTCAGACGGCCTGCCTCTCGACGGCAGTTGGTCGTGACGTGCGACAGCAGCCGGGGGGCGGTCGATTTTCCGCGCATCAAAGCCCCGGAAACCGACCGCCCCCTTCGCTTTCATAAACGTGGACAAAAAAGGTAAAAAATGGCTCAACGCGGACGGAAATCCGCAGCATCGATCGTAACTGCGACAGCCGCGCCGGTTGCGGCCGAACAGCGCCTTGCGGCACCACTCCACCTAAGTGACGGCGAGCGCACGGTCTGGACGGAGGTCGTCAACGATCAACCGGCAAGCGCGTTCACCGCGACCCATGCGCCGCTGCTCGAAATGTACTGTCGTCACGTCACGAACGCTCGCGTACTGGCAGAAGAGGTTTTGAATTTCGAACGCGCATGGCTCGCGGACGACGACGGCCTGAAACGCTATGACCGACTGCTCGCCATGTCTGAGCGCGAGAGTCGCGCGGCCTCGTCGCTCGCTACGCGACTGCGCATCACGCGACAGGCCGTCGAACATCCGACGACGGTAGGTCGTTCACTGGCGAACCAGAAGAAGGCAAGGAAACCATGGGAACTCCCCGCGTAAAGCGCGTCTCTCGCGGCGAGCGCAACATCCGATGGATCGAGGAACACTGCCGCATCCCGGAAGGCCGGCTCGTCGGGCAACCCGTCAAGCTCTCGAAAGAGCAACGCGGCTGGATCAAGCGAATCTACGACACGCCGACGCGCACATTCATCCTCTCGATGGCGCGCAAGAACGCCAAAACGGCCCTCTCCGCGTTCCTCGTTTTGCTTCACCTCGTTGGCCCGGAAGCGCGGCCGAACAGCCAGCTATACAGCGCAGCGCAGTCGCGCGACCAGGCGGCCGTGCTGTTCGAACTGGCGGCGAAGGTCGTGCGCATGTCGGAGGATCTATCGCAGTACGTCGCCATCCGCGACACGGCAAAGGAACTGCTGTGTCACGACCTTGGCACGATCTACAAGGCACTGTCGGCCGACGCTGCGACGAAATTCGGCCTGAGTCCCGCACTCACGATCCACGACGAGCTTGGCCAGGTCAAAGGCCCGCGCTCCCAACTTTACGAGGCACTGGAAACGGCAAGCGCAGCACAGGAAAGCCCGCTGTCGATCGTCATCAGTACGCAGGCCCCCACCGATGGCGACCTGCTCAGCCTGCTCATCGACGACGCGCTCAGCGGCGCCGATCCGCGTCTGAAGGTGGCGCTCTATACCGCGCCGCTGGACATGGACCCGTTCAGCGATGAGGCGATTCGGCTGGCGAACCCGCATTTCGACGTGTTCATGAACCGCGAAGAGGTGCGTCGCATGGCGTCGGACGCGAAGCGCCTGCCGAGTCGCGAGTCGGCCTATCGCAACTTGGTCTTGAATCAGCGCGTCGAGGCACGCAATCCGTTCGTTGCGCGCGCGATCTGGATGGAGAACGGAAGCGAACCGGCCGAGCTGGACGGCGAAGACGTTTATGGCGGCCTCGATCTATCGAGTGTGAGTGACCTGACGGCGCTAGTGTTGCTGTCGGAGGCCGGCGACGTTCATCCGACATTCTGGCTCCCGGAGGACGGTCTCGAGGCGAAGGCGCGCGCCGATCGCGTTCCCTATGACGTGTGGGCGCGTGACGGCTTACTCCAGACGACGCCCGGCAGCGCCATCGAATACGAATTTGTCGCCGAGCACCTTCGCGTCGTGTTCGATCGCTGTAACGTGCGCGCGATCGCGTTCGACCGGTACAACATGCGATTCCTGAAACCGTGGCTTGAACGGGTCGGCTTCACGGATGAAGAGTTGAGCCGGTTCGTCGAATTTGGCCAAGGCTTCGTTTCCATGTCGCCAGCTATCCGCGAACTAGAAGCGCGGCTGCTCGCGCGCAAGCTCCGACACGGCGGACACCCCGTCTTGCAAATGTGTGCCGTGAACACGGTCGCCGTTTCCGATCCGGCGGGCAACCGCAAATTCACGAAACAGAAGTCGACGGGCCGCATCGACGGCATGGTGGCTTTGGCGATGGCGGTCGGCGTCACGCAACAAAATGCGACGGAAATCGAAATCGAGCCTCAAATGTTCTTTATTTAGCCTTGACATTGGCACTTTATGCGTGATAATGGCGATATTCACGCAATCAAACGCCAATGAATCGACAAATTTCGAAATTTATCACCAAGCAAACCGCGAAGGCTTCGAATAAAGCGTTCTCGCGGTTCGAGGTGAAGAACCTCGACGACGGTTCGCGGGTGCTCAAGGGCATCGCCTCGACGCCGACGCCGGATCGCGTAGGCGATACCGTCGTTCCAGAAGGCATCCAGTTCAAAACGCCCTTCCCGCTGCTGTGGCAGCACGACCCGGGCAAACCGATCGGCACCGTCAACAAAATGACGATCACCGCGGCCGGTGCAGAGGTTGAAGCGACGATCGCCCCGCCCGGCACTGCCGCGTACATCGATGAGGCATACAACCTCATCAAGGCCGGCTTGGTTCCGGGCCTGTCCATCGGATTCCGCCCCATCGACGCCGATTACGACAAGGCGACAGGCGGCTTCCTCATCAAATCCTGCGAGCTGTTCGAACTCAGCGCCGTGACGATCCCGGCAAACGCTGATGCGGCAGTTCAATCGATCAAGGCGCATGACAAGTCCCGTGTGGGAGCGCCCGTCGTGCGTTTGAGTGCTCCCACCATCAAGGAATCTGACATGACCATTGCTGAACAGCTCAAGGCCGTTGCGAAGAAGCGTGCCGATCACCTCGCACGACAAAAGGCACTGATGGACGGCGCAGCGGCCGACGGCGCTCGCACGCTCAACGACAACGAGGCAAAGGACTACGACCAAATCGGCCTCGAACTGAAGTCGCTCGACGCTCACGAAGTGCGCCTGAAGGAACAGCAAGCGATCGAGGCGAAGTCGGCTGTCCCGGTCGCTGGCGGCCCGACCACTCACTCTCCCATCATCGTGAAGCCGAACGTCGCCAAGGGTACGGCGTTCACGCGTTACGCGATCGCACTCGCACGCTCGAAGGGCAATCTCATGCAAGCAGCCGAGATCGCGAAGCAATGGAAGGATTCGACGCCCGAAGTCGAAATCGTGCTCAAGGCGGCAGTCGCCGCAGGCACGACGACTGATCCGGCGTGGGCCGGGCCGCTCGTCCAGTACCAGGACATGGCCGCCGAATTCATCGAACTGCTGCGCCCGGCTACGATCGTCGGCCGCATCGAAGGTTTGCGTCGTGTGCCATTCAATGTCCGCATCCCCGGCCAAGCGACGGGCTCGTCGGTCGGCTGGGTCGGCGAAGGGAAGCCGGCGCCGGTGTCTGCGCTGGCGTTCAACACGACGACGCTTGGCTTCTCGAAGGTGGCAGGCATCGTCGCGATCACGGAAGAACTCGCGCGTTTCTCGACGCCGAGCGCAGAAGGCGTCATCCAGCAGGATCTCATTTCGACGATCAGCCAATTCCTCGACGGGCAGTTCATCGACCCGGATGTTGAAGCCGGCGCGAATGGCCTGTCGCCTGCGTCGATCACGAACGGCGTCAAGGCGATTCCGGCATCCGGCAATGATGCGGAAGCCGTGCGCGCAGACGTAAAGAAGGTGTTTCAGGCGTTCATCAACGCCAATCTGTCGGTTGCCGGAGCGGTCTGGATCATGTCGGAAACGACGGCCCTCTCGCTCTCCCTGATGCTGAACGTGATGGGACAGCCGGAATTCCCGGGCCTGACGATGGCGGGCGGCACGTTCTTCGGTCTGCCGGCGATCCTCTCGCAGACGGTCGGCAACAACATCGTGCTCGCGAAGGCAAGTGAAATCCTGTTCGCTGACGACGGCGGTGTGACGCTCGACGTTAGCCGCGAAGCATCGCTGCAGATGGACAGCGCGCCGGTCGCAGGCGCTACGGAGCTTGTGTCGCTTTGGCAAAGCGGCTTCATCGCCATGAAGGCCGAGCGCTTCATCAACTGGAAGCGTCGCCGCGTCGAAGGCGTCCAGTACATTTCCGGCGCGGCCTACGGCGACGCGACGCAAGCGGGCTAAGCGGGGAACGCCATGCAAACCTATGAAGTAGTCGTGGCGTTCCCGTACGCGGGGCGCACACGGCACGTCGGCGAGCGGATCGAGGTTGGCGACCCGAAGCACGTTGAGTTGCTGATCCTGCTCGGGAAGATCCGCGAGCCGGCGGCGAAACGTCCATCGTACAAGCGCCGCGACATGCGGCCGGGGGGCTGATGCGGCTTTTCTCGTGGGTGCGGAAAGCCGCCCCGCCCGTTCCAGTCGGTGGCAGCAGTTCGACAGCCGGTGTCGTGCGCGAGCCGTTCGCGGGCGCGTGGCAGGCCGGTATGGGTGTTGATAGCCGTCACGAACTGCTCGCGTTCTCGGCCGTATACGCGTGCGTGGATCGCATCGCCTCGGACATTTCGAAACTCGGCATCCGGTACGTGAAGCAGATCGGCAATATCTGGCAGGACGCCAGTGCGCCCCGCTTCACGGCGCCGCTGCGCCGGCCGAATCCGTACCAAAATCGAATTCAGTTCGTGAAGGCCTGGCAGGTGTCGAAGCTGCTCGCCGGCAACGCGTATGTACTGCTCGTTCGCGACATGCTGCGCAATGTGATTGCCATGTACGTGCTCGACCCGACGCGCGTTGTCCCGCTCGTCGCGCCCAGTGGAGCTGTGTTCTATCAGGTAGCCGCCGATCCGCTACGCGGCCTGCCGGAGCAAGTCACGATTCCGGCGTCGGAGATCATCCACGATCGCGGTATCTGCCCTTGGCATCCGCTCATTGGTGTGTCACCGATCGTCGCGGCAGCCGCGGCCGGCACGATGGGAAACCGTATCCAGCAGAACAGCCGGAAGTTCTTCGGCAACATGTCGCGGCCTGGCGGCATCCTGTCCGCGCCCGGCAAGATCAGCGACGAGACCGCAAATCGACTGAAGACCCATTGGGAAACGAACTACGGCGGCGAGAACGCCGGCCGTTTGGCCGTAGTGGGCGAAGGGCTCAAGTACGAAACCGTCATGATGACTGCGACGGATGCGCAGCTCGTCGAACAACTCCGCTGGGCCGTTGAGGACGTCGCACGCTGCTACCATGTCCCGCTCTACAAGATCGGTGCCGACCCGACCGGTTCGAAAACGGCAGCCAACATCGGTGCGCTCGAGCAGTCGTACTACACCGATTGCCTGCAAGCCCCCATCGAAGAACTCGAACTCTGTCTCGACGACGGTTTCGAGGTGCCGGACGGGCAAGGCTTCGACGTGGACGTGCGCGGGCTGCTGCGGATGGATCCGGCCGCGCGATATGACGCCCACTCGAAAGCGGTAGGCGGTGGCTGGATGGCCCCAAATGAGGCGCGCGCTGCCGAGAACATGGCGCCGGTTCCGGGAGGCGATACGCCCTACCTCCAGCAGCAGAATTACTCACTGCGTGCGCTCGCCGAGCGCGACAAGGATCCGGCGCCGAGCAACACCACGACGGCCAGCACGCCTGAATCAACGGAGCCGACGAATGGCAATTAAACAACTCGTCTCATTCAATCGCGCACTCTCGCATCTGCGCGTCGAGGAAGGCGACGATGACGATGCAATCAAGGATCTGATCGACGCGGCCAGCGATATCGTCGTGGACTACCTGAAACTCAAAGAAGTCCCCGAGACCTGGGCGCTCGAAGACGGCGATACTCCAAGCACTGTACCTGGTCAGGTGCGGTCTGCCGTTCTGCTCGTACTCGGCACCCTATACGACGACCGCGAAGGCTCGACTGACCCGCTCACACCGGCGGTTGAGTCGCTTCTCATGCGCATGCGCGATCCGGCAGTGGCTTGATTTGCGCGGGCCTGCGCGGCCGCCGGTCGGCGCGATCATTTCAGTGCGGCGTCGACTGGCGAATGTTGCACCCATCGGCTCGCCTCTTCGAAACGCCCGAGAAGGAACCACATGCAAAGTCGAGTGGCAGGTAACAAAAGGAGACCACATTCATGCTAGAGGCCCGTACAGCCCGACTACGAGCCTAAAGAGGCGAGCATATTCAATGCGACGTGTCGGCCACGTTGCTGTTCGCTCGGAATAGTGGCCGCGTCTTTAAATCCGAAATGAACGACTGTTTGAAGGCCTTCGCTCAAATCCAGCCCTTGCAACTTGCGCGCTTCGAGAACCACCCAGCTTTGGAGGGTGGCTGCCACTTCCGGGTGGGTAGCAAGCAAATGCTCAAGCACTTCTTGCAGACAGGTTTGCCATCCTTCGATTTGACCTTGCGTGTTCAGCATGGAGCACATCCTCATCGTGTGACGCTGGTTCAGTCATGAACAGAGTGGGCGGCAGAACAACCGCCGCCCTCGCCAGACTAATCGGCAATGTTGGTGCTACCGAGCGGCAACAAGATTTTCACTCGCCCAGTCCACAACTTGAACTACATATGTCCGATAGGCGAGCCCGAATCGCAGCCCTGCCTTCACTATGATGGCAATGCGATCGCGCACGCCTCGAGCATTGCCGTCAGAGACATGAACATACTCCGCCGGCGGCAAGTGCCATATCGACCGATCGTTTGCCACGATGACTGAACCGCGCCGGGAATCGTGGAGGCCGGTTGGTTTAAGTTAATGCAGGCAAGTCAGCGGCATTTCTGAGTTGCCTGTAGTAGTTTGCCTCAGCCTCAGCGGGCGGGATATAGCCGAGCGGTTCCATCAACCGATGATGGTTGTACCAGGCCACCCATTGCAGCGTTGCCAGTTCGACGGATTCCCTCGTTTTCCAAGGGGCGCGCCGATGAATCAGTTCCGTCTTGTACAGGCCATTGATCGTTTCGGCCAGCGCATTGTCGTAGCTGTCGCCCCGGCTGCCGACCGACGGCTCGATGCCGGCCTCAGCCAGCCGTTCGCTGTACCGAATGCTGACATATTGCGCCCCTCTATCGGAGTGATGTATCAATGTCCCGTCGTCACCCGGTTGGCGAGCGTACAGCGCCTGTTCAAGTGCATCCAGAACAAAGTCCGTGGTCATCGACGAACTGACGCGCCAGCCAACGATGCGACGGGCGAACACGTCAATGACGAACGCCACGTAAAGCCAGCCCCGCCATGTCGAGACGTAGGTGAAATCCGACACCCAAAGCTGATTCGGTCGCTCAGCCTTGAACTGCCGGTTCACCCGATCCAGCGGGCACGGCGCGCTCGCATCGGGAGTCGTCGTGCGAACTCGCTTGCCGCGAACTGCGCCTCGCAAGCCCTGCAGCTTCATCAACCGCCCGACCGTGCAGCGTGCGACCAAGATGCCCTCACGGTTCATCTGCTTCCAGACCTTCGGCACGCCATAGACCTGCATGTTGGCCTGCCAGACACGCTTGATCTCCGGCTGCAGAAGCTCATCGCGTTTGGCGCGGGCGCAGCGTTTGGACGGATCGCGAAGCTGCGCAGCATGGCGTCGGTAGCCCGACGGGGCAATCCGCAAGACCTTGCAGATCGGCTCGACCCCGAAGGTGTCGCGATGCTGATCAATGAAGGCCTTCAGGACTTGAAACGGCGGTCGAGCTCCGCCTGGGCGAAAAACGCGCTCGCCAGCTTGAGAATCTCGTTGGTCCGGCGCAGTTCCTTGACCTCGCGTTCCAGGGCCTTGATGCGTTCACGCTCGGTCGTGCTCACGCCATCGCGCTCCCCGCGGTCGACCTCGTCGCGTTTGACCCAATCCAGCAGCGTCTGCGGCGTACAGCCGATCATCGGCGCAATCGATTCGACCGCTGCCCACATCGACGGGTGTTCGCTACGCTGTTCGCGTACCAGACGCACTGCGCGCTCCCGCACTTCCGGGGAAAATTTGCTTGCCTTCTTGTTCATGACTCGATTCTCTCAAGAATACGAGCCTCCACAAAATCCGGTGCGGTTCAGCCAGATGGCACACGCGGAACGCAATCAAGTGACGGCGGCGTACGTCCACGCTGAATATCTGCCAGAACGCAGGCGCATGATGCAGGCATGGGGTGATCATCTGGATCGCCTCAAAGCAGGAGCGGAAATCGTACATATCGCATCAATCCGATAGTGGACCGACATTGACAAGAGTCGACCGGGCTAAGATTGCCCTCCAACCAAGTCAACACGCCCCACACTCCCGACCAAGGTGAAGCACATGGCAAACAAAATATTCGACGCCTTATTCCGCGAACGAGTAGACGTCTTTAGAGCCGCCTTCTCCGCAACGTCAACGGAAATTTTCTACGATTCGTCCAAGGAGAGACTATTTCACGCCGGGGAATACGGGATGTATCGAGAATCAATTGTTCGAGATTTTCTAAAATTCATTATCCCCCAAAGCCTTGAACTCTCAACCGGATTTATCCTATCAACAATGGATGACGTGAGCACACAATGCGACATAGTCGGATTTGACTCACGAATGACCCCTCTATATCAAGAAGGCGATCGACAACGTTTCTTCCCTCTTGAATCTGTATATTGTGTTGGCGAAGTCAAATCAACGCTTTCTCGCACCACCCTTGGCCAAGCGCTTAATAAACTTGCAGCAACAAAGAAAATGGGAGAGCGCATTAGCACGCCGGGTGTCGCTAGACTTGATCAACCACATTTCAATCCCACCGACGATGCTCGACAACTGTTTTCGAGCTTCCTTATCTGCCAGAAACTGGATTTCGATACAAAAAATCTGGAGAATGAAATTGATCAACTGTACGACTCAGACGTCTCACATTGCCATAAGCACAATTTGATAATCAGCATCGAGGACGGCTTACTGACCTATATCGACAATGACGGAACCACCGTTCCTTACCCGAGATTCGCAGCAAGAGATTTGAAAAATCTTTTCGCGTTCCCAAAAAATGACCCGTACTATCACTTTAAAGTTTTCGGCTCCCTCCTATTTCTTTTGACGGCAAATAAAACACCGTGGTACCCGGAGTTTTCAAGGTACGTCAAGATATCCAACGACGCAGCAGACGGGCGCGTTCAACAGTAACGAATGGCCCCAGCATAGATATGCCCCCCTTGCCGCGCACCTCCCACCGATTTTTCAGAGTTGGCACCGCACTGCCGGCTCCCTGCATTTCCGTATGAATATGACCCCCCCTTAGGCGCGCCGGGAGTAGGAAAAACACGCGGGTGTGAGCCCCCGCGTCTCTGCCCTAGACGCAGGGTCCCCCGCATTCCGGCCACCCCGACACTTGCGGCCGGCGCAACAATGCCCGATCGGGGTGCATCGCGGACACCCCCCTCGAAAACACGTTGCCGACACCCATCGAATCCCGGGGAGCCGCGCCCCACTTGGCTTTGAGGTCGATGGAGTCAGTCGACGTCTGTCTGCTCAGCGCAAAACGAGTTGGAGATTTGGAGATAAACGCCTGAATCGGCCGCAAAGCCTTGTGGGGTATGGCTTCGCGTGTCTCCAAACGATTTGGAGAACGCTGGAGATACTGGAGATAAACCGGGCTGGATTGTTACGGTTGCGGCAAGATTCGCGGCCATCGCCCGCCCGGTTCCATCTGGAGCTGATCGCTCAAAGTAACTTTGACGCACGAGCCAAAAATGCCGCGCAAAGGAATGCCCGCCACCGCCCTCCCGGACGGCGGCGGCGTCTTTCACAGTTCGAGCGTGAAGATCGACGGCAGCACGCGATAGACCATGAATTTCCCGTGGCCGGGGATGTACTCCTGCCGGTACGGATAGCCGTCGCTACGCGGCATCAGCACACCCCGCTTCATCAGTGCCGTGGCGACGATCTTGTGATCGAAGCCGGCGCACACGTCCTTGCGGAATACGGCTGCTTCGATCAGGTATTCCGTCTCGACGCTTTCGGCATCGTCCGCACTCATCTTGCCGCCGAACTCGGCGTAATACTCGCGATCGGAGGCGATGGGCGGGTAATCCCCCCGCTTTGCACGGGGCTCAGAAGTAGAAACTAAGCGGCCATGGCCAGCCGCTGTTTTGGCGTAAATCCGCCCAAGGCCATGTTCGGGCGGTCGTGATTGTAAGTCCACATCCAGTCGGTTGCGAAACGCTGCACGTGGTCCAGGTCGTCCCAGTGGTACTGCGACAGCCATTCGTACCGCACGGTCCGGTTGAATCGTTCGACATACGCATTCTGCTGCGGCTTGCCCGGCTGGATGTAGTCGAGCCTGATGCCGTACTGTCGAGCCCATTCGATGAGCGCAGCGCTCAGGTACTCGGGCCCGTTGTCGCACCGAATCGCTTTTGGCCTGCCGCGCCAACCGATGATCTGCCGCAGCGCACGGATCACGCGTTCCGACGGCAATGAGAAGTCGATCTCGATGCCGAGTGCCTCGCGGTTGAAGTCGTCGATCACGTTGAATAGCCGGATGCTGCGTCCGTCGGCCAGTTGGTCGTGCATGAAGTCCATCGACCAGACCTGGTTGACGGCGCACGGTACCGCCAGCGGCTCTGGTACCTGCCTGACCAGCCGCTTACGCGGCTTGATCCGCAGGTTCAATTCCAGTTTGCGATAGATCCGATACACCCGCTTGTGATTCCAGCCGAAGCCCTTCACGTTGCGCAGATACAGGAAGCACAGTCCGAAGCCCCAGTTCCGGTGGTTGTCCGTCAGACGCAGCAGCCCGTTCGCAATCTCGTCGTTCTCGGCGCTGCGCCGACCAACGTACCGATAACAGGCCTGGCTGATCCCAAACGCCTCACATGCCAGCCGGATCGATACGCTTCGGCTGGACACCGCATGCATGGCCATCTCACGCCGGCAAGATGGCCTCAATCTTTTTTTGCGAGCGCCTCCGCCACGATCTCGGCCTTGATCTTCTCCTCGACGTACATCTTGCGCAGCCGGGCGTTCTCGGCCTCCAGCTCCTTCATCCGCGCGATCAGCGAAACGTCCATGCCGCCGTACTTCGAACGCCATTTGTAGAACGTCGCCGTGCTGATGCCCAGCTCCCGGCACAGGTCCGGCACCGACAGCCCCGCTTCCACGCGCTTGAGCGCTTCCATGATCTGGCTGTCCGTGAATCTCGACTTCTTCAT